CTTCTGACATGCGGTGTGGTTATACCACGGGGCAGACCTAGATACGGACATAGCATTGTCGTCTCCATACGTTCCGAGCGCTACATTTCGGGCGAATGGGACACTGATACGCGGATTGATAGCATAGTAACAATAGCGCATCATAAGAGAATTACAGATCGAATTAAGTTGGACTGTGATCAGATTCCCCGACGGGTTGGCATTCGCCAACCTATAAAGATCGCCGTCTATCAACATGTTCGGGTGACAAATATCGCTAAGTGCACCTTTCACAAGGGTGAGGTCTGCATCACTCATACCAGCAGCTTTATACCATCGTACGATAATCGAAGCTGCAGCTGTAGTAATCTGGGCTGCCATCCGGGTGTCGAAACCGGAGAAGTCACCAGCTATCATGTTATTCGTTCCATACTTTGTAAGGTACTTGTGGAAAGAACTCCATTCAGCAGAAGTAGCATTGATACCAACTAGACACTCAGTCTCGATTTGGTACCTTCGCATGAACTCTGGGACACCACCCAGGGCCATACGAGAAGCGATTGAAAAGGCGAAAGGTGAGCCATAAAACTTTCTCACTTTATCTTTAGCCTTCTCGTTAGGCAAGAGTTCATTGACTTTACTACTTGCCTTGAAGATTGCTTCCGAACGTTGGCCTCGCCGCCAGCATTCAAGAATACGATGTACTTCGCTAGGAACATCACAATCTTCATTGAACGACCTCGGGACCTGAATCAAGGATTCATCAAATGGGTCTCGCATAAGGAAGCTCTTCTTTGCTTTATTCAACGGAAATCCCGCAGAGGTATCGCTTGGCAGTCCAGCCATTATACCATCATTAGTTCCGTCTAACGCCTCTTCCATCGTGAAGATGCGCATGAAGGATTTGTCATCATCCTTCAGCAAAGTGGTGGTGTGATCAGCATAATCATCGATGGCTTTATTCAAGGTATCCATCTCATAATGCTGAACAGGGTCGCACAACTTATTGAAAGTTTTCATCGTCTTTTCTGTGCTATTGACATGTGTTGGGGGCCGGTGAAGACTTGGCCCAAATTCTTCCTTCACCCCCTTGAAGGGTGTTTTTACATATGGTGTACGCGCGTTACTAGTCAGGTGCTGTCCATCCTTCAGAACAGTACCCAAGTAAGTGATGACTGCTTTCTCCTTAAGCCCATCATCACGCATATAAAGAGGGGATTCCTCCACCAATGTAAAAGGAGTATTGTATGTATCCACTTTGAGCTCGCCAAGCGAGTGAGTCATGAGAAAGTTGGACTGACTTTCTAATTCGTGCAGCGCACCCATGATTAGTGGGCGCGTAAGACAATTTGCATATCCAACGGTACTTCCGGTATTGAAACCTGCTACATGAAAGCCGTAGATAATCCCTTTCTCTGCGTCCACATAAGGTGAACCACAAAGACCAGGAAACGAATTAAACTCAAGATCTCCCTTGAAACTTTGTTTGAGGCTATAGTACTTTGCACTCCGGAACCAAGTAGCTGGATCCGATTCGTATTTAATAACCTCCGGAGAGGGACGAATAGCTTGTCGGGATAAGACAGTTCTTCCTTGATGTGTTTTATGCACCAAGACAGTCGAGCGTCCATAGAACTGCGGCTGTGTCTCTGGAAAGAAATCCACCAGAGATGAAGAAGAGGGGGCAGACGGAAGGTGCACCAGAGCAAAATCACTCTCTGGTCTGCGAATCACCATATTCCCTGTCACTTTTTGATCCTTCGTACGTGCGCATGGTTCACTAGGATCAGAAGTTGTCTCAATAGAAAACGTACCATCTGGGATGGCATGGTCAGGTACCATAATAACATTTCCTGAGACAAAGACACCATTAACCGATTGAATCTTTTTCCCATCCTGAGAAATCGTGACAACACGAAGGGTTCGCTGCAAATGCATTTGCAAATCCTTAGACGTGGTTGTCGATGATTTTTGGGAAATAATCGGTGTGTGTCTGGAGAATCCTTCCTTATAATCGCGAGCATCGTTCTTCGCAATCTGAGTAAGGCGGTTTTCCTCCTCCTTTCTGAAAGCCTTATGAGAGCTATCAAGAAAGGAACTCATATCCTGGGCCTTAGGCCTCGAATATTGTCGGACGGCTTGGATAGCTTTGTACAGCACAAAAATGCTAAAACCAAAACCGAACAACTTCAGGGAGTTTTCCTGAACAGATTCATAGAGAGTGCGGGTAACACTCGAGAGTTGATCACATCGGGACTGAATCTTACGATCCACG